GGGGGTATCAAGGGGGGTCTATAGGTGAGATTGGAGGGGGTCTAGGGGGCATGACAGGGGGGTCTATAGGGGGTATCAAGGCCTAGGCCTGGGACACTAGGCCTAGCTAGTGACCTGATAGGCGAGACTGAGAGATTGCTCACATAGCCTAGGTGTAGCAAGGCCTAGGCCTATAATTTCTGAGATTATTTCAATCATATCTAACACATAGCTAGCTAGTAGCTAGTCAATAGCTAAGTAGATTCATGTCAGATTCATAGACATGAGTGCTCATGACTCATGTTCATGTGCAATTTCTATGAAATTTCTTACAAGAATGGCTCACAGAACATTCATAGGAACGACATAGGCATCATGCAGCAAACTCCCGGTCGGCATCGAGGGACCTCCCGCGAAAAACTCAGGGTCCCGTCGATTATACGGCTTCGCTCTCACATAACTAACGCACTTTAACTAAATATAGCACATTATATTAAAAAGTCAACCTACTGAATCCCCATCCCACAGTTTCTGGCCTGTACGATAAGAAAAGATTTGAGGTCAAGGTTCTTAAATCTCGTTCAGTACGAACAATGTTATGATAGTAGTCAGACATATCGACCGAAAGATGAACCATGGCCCGCAGTCTTGCTGAAGAAGTCGCCCTTCTATCTCCTGAAGAGCAGGAGGAAGTGCTGAAGGATTTCGACATGAACACCCTTCAATGGGATTGGTCGTTCTGGGGGCGTCCGGAGCAGCGTCCACCTCTTGACAACTCATGGGATATTTGGCTATACTTAGCAGGCCGCGGGGCGGGAAAATCCCGTAGTGCCTCCGAATGGTTACGTGATCAGGCGAAAGACACCTCGCAGGGCATGCGACGATTCCTGATCGTCGGACGAACGGCCGCAGACGTACGAGACGTTCAGATCATGGGAGACTCCGGCATCCTCGCCGTATCGCCGGAGTCGGAGCGTCCGGAGTATCACCCGTCCAAGACGGAACTCGTCTGGCCCAATGGCAACATCGCGGTACTTCGTTCCGCTGACGAGCCAGAAGGTATCCGAGGAATCCAGGCACATGCTGCCCTCTGCGATGAGCTTGCCGCCTGGCGTGTGCCTTCCGGGCGTGACGAACTGAGTGCCTGGGACCAGGTACGAATCGCTACCCGTCTGGGTTCACATCCGCAGATCGTTGCCACGACCACCCCGAAGCGCACCTCCAGTGTCATCAACCTGCTCAACGAGAAGAAGACCAACCCGAGAATCTACATCACCCGAGGTTCTACATTCGACAATGCCTCCAACCTGGTCAAGACCTATATCCAAGGTGTGGTCGGCGTGTACGGCGGCACGAACCTGGCTCGCCAGGAGCTTTATGGTGACCTCCTGGAGGCCGTGGAAGGTGCGCTCTGGAACGAACAAGTCATTGATGACAGTCGGGAACTATCCCTACCACCGCTCACGCCGCTGCGCATCATCGGTGTAGACCCGTCTGTGGCTGAGAATCCCAATGACGAATGCGGCATCGTCGTGTGTGCCTCCACAGCGGATGCTGATCTCTACAAGCGTCAGGCGTGGGTCCTGGAGGATGCCTCGATCAAAGGCTCGCCGGAGGTCTGGGCCAAGCGGGTCGTGGCCATGTCCAAGAAGTGGGGAGCCCCCGTGGTGGCAGAGACCAACCAGGGCGGTGCGCTGGTGGCCAACGCCATTCACCAGGTCGATCCAACCGTGGAGGTTCTTACCGTGCATGCCAAGGTCGGCAAGCGACTTCGCGCCGAGCCGGTCACGCTACCGTATCAGCAGGGCCGTGTGCATCATGTCGGCCCACAGGGCGTATTCGAGCTTCTGGAGTCTCAGATGATCACCTGGGACCCGGAGGAGGGTCGGAAGTCTCCTGACCGCGTAGACGCGCTGGTGCACGCTCTGACCGCCTTGCTGATCACACCACCGGCCGGATTCACGGGTGGCCGTATCCGTGCCACCTCAGCGGCTCAGCGTCGGATCAACACCAAGACCTCTTCCGGTATACGAACGCCTGCGTGGAGGGTTCGCTAACGCTTCCTGCGGCGGGCGAGTCGCTGGAACAGTCCATCTTTATTATAGAATGGGTCATCGGTCACATCTTCGGCCGTGATGTGCATAGAGTATCGGCGTCCATGCTTGTTGAGGATGACGATTGGGACATCATTACCGTTCATCACGACCTCGATGGCTCGAACGACACGCAGTTCACTGATGAACTGTCCTACTGGGTTCACGGGATTAATCGGCATCCTTATATTCCTCTCGAAGTTTCATGAGCAGTCGGCCGAGCATGTTATTGCCCTGTCCGGAGGCCCGGTCCACGCCCCAGTATCGGTCACCCCAGGTGTTGGCTTCCACGAGTTCCGCGTCTCCGGTGCTCACGAGCTTGTCTCGAAGAGACACATTCTCGAACTTGTACCGGAGGACGGATTCCATAGCCTCGATACGGTAGGTGTCCCAGTCTGGGCGTAATGTCACGGTACGTCCACGCTCTTTGGCTTCCTTCGGCGTGGGGGCGGACAGCACGAAGTGACGCTCAGTCTTGTCCTCGGTCTTGGAGGCTTGGAACAGGTGCTCTGTGGTCGTATCTCCGATCCACCAGAAATTGGACAGGAATCGATGATCACCATCGAATCCGTAAATCCTTGTTGCGTCTGTAGTCATAAAACTATGGTAGCACGTTTTAGCTCAGTACGAGAGTCTGGTAGACTGAGAAGATGCCTACTCCGCCCAAGCGCCGTCCTGCCCGGGAGCAGAGCCTCCCCGAATCGGAACGCGCACTGCTCTCCACATTGAAGGGCTTCTTGCTCTATCGCCGGGTGTTCCTGCTGTTCGAGGCGGGTTGGACGTTGCGCTCTATCGGGGAGGCCTTCGATCCGGTTCGCAGCCGTTCCACGGTACAGGCCTGGGTCAATCGGGGTCGTGAAGTAACAGAATCAGATACTTTCCCACACATTTTGACACCGGAATACGTGACACCAGCGGTATATGTGCCGGTACGGCCCGCGTCTCCCGGCATCCCTCCGGACGAGTTGGCTAGGATTCAAGAACTGGCACCGATTGCGAAACGGTATCGAGCCAGCATGAATCCGCGACATCGTGCAGCCGTGGCAAACGATGAACTGACTGCCCTCTATGGACGCTTACGATCTGAAGGTGTTTCGCTCGGAGAGCTTGCAAATGCGGCCGGAGTGTCCTATCGTGCTATTGCGAAAAGATTGGATCGAATATGAGTACGGCTGTTGTCCAGGATGTGTTTCCAGCTACTGTAGCAGTGGCAACGCCGGAGTTTTCAGTGTCCGTCAACGAGTTGCGATCACAGCCTCCGACGAAGGGGGCCATCTATTTGGCCACGACCCGTGTGGTGGTGACTAAGGATCGTATCACGATTGCACAAGATTCCAACACGGGTCCTGTGGTGGTATTCAGTGAAGGTATCGAAACCCACTTCAAGTCACCGCAACCGAACGCACAGGACTCATATGTGGTCACCTCCTCAGGCAAGAAGATCGCCTTCCGCAAGGACTCGGCATGTGGTTGCGGGTCTCGCTTGAAGTCCTGGAGGCCATTCAAGATGGTAGGTAGCACGAAAGACCCCTCATCATGATGACGGATATCAGAAAGCTGATCCCCGGAGATTCGGCGTGGCGGACTTGGGGGATCAATGGTGCACGCAGGACCGGTAAAACCTGGCTGACCGTACAGTACATGAATCAAGTCGCTCGGGATCATCCGAGAGACCATATTCTGTATGTCACCGCCGAACGACCTCCGCGACAGACACTCTTAAATCTCCGGCAGATGCTGAACTCAGATGTGTTCACCGAGTATTCGGATACTCAGATAAGAACTCGCCTCGGGGGAACCGTGGATGTGGTGTCCTATACGACGATGCGAGATCGTATTCGGGGGTGTACCTATAGGCTGGGTGTATTGCAGGACTATACGGAGTGGCATAATCGGGCGGGTTGGTTTGCATTTCAGGATATGCTTGACGCTACGAATATAGATGGTCAATGTATTCTAGAGGGTACCTGGAATTATTTGCATGTAACAGATATTGATGCTGATCTGAATACCTGGCGAGCAGATGATCCGATCTCTCATCGGCATACCACGTTGTCTGACGGGTAGATCACGTAACCATGACTGATCTTACGAATATGACATTGCTCATCTTCCTCATCCTATCCTTGGCCACGTTTCGAATTCTTCGACTTATCATAGAAGATGCAGTCCTGGAGGGGTTTAGGGAGTGGGTATGGAAAAGATTTCCTCCTGAAACCAGTAAGTTAGGCTATATCTTAACGTGTTATTGGTGTCTGGGGTTCTGGATTTCTGGTATAGTAGTCGTACTGTACTTGATTGTCCCGATACCCACCCTGATCGGTGCCCTGATCCTTGCGATTTCCGCAGCAGCAGGACTCATTGATCGCAAGCTGAACGAGTGAACATGGCGAATCCCTTCCGTAAGCCGAACGACTACGAAGCCCAACCTGCGGAGAGCACCACGTATGATGCCCCACGGGCTATCACGGCTGCGGCAGACCGGATTGACCTCACCAACAAGACTGAGGTCGATCTCTTCAAGGCCCGCAAGAACTCTACTACCTCGATGTGGCAAGGAGCCGCCTGGGAATACTATGATGCTATCGGTGAAGTCAAGTACGCCTTCAACCTCGTAGCCAACATCGTGGCTCGAATCCGACTGTTCGCAGCCGTCGTCAAAGACCAGTCACAAGCCCCAGTCAACCTGAAGACCACAGACGGGGTTGACCCAGACCTGGCGGACGCCGCCACTCGTGCCCTGGCACGCCTAGACTCTGCATACGGTGGGCAGGCTGGTCTGCTGCGTGATGCCGCCCTCAACCTCAGCGTAGTCGGGGAATGCTATCTCGTCCAGGTTCCGGAACGACGCGGCCAGAAGCTACCAGAGACCTGGGACGTACGTTCTGTGGATGAGCTACAGGCTCAGGGAGACAACAAGTGGAGTATCACGCCCCGGCGTGACCTGATCGGGGCGGCGGCGAACAAGCCCGGCATCATCAACCTGCCCCCGGAGTCCTTCGTCGGCCGCATCTGGCGACCGCATGCACGCTTCTCCGAGGAGCCCGATTCCAGCATGCGTGGTCTGCTTGACCTCATGGATGAGTTGCTGCTCCTCAACCGCACCTACCGGGCCATGCACCGATCCCGACTCAACGCGGGACTACTCTACATCCCGGATGGCATCTCCAAGGCCGCAGAAGCCGACCCGGACCTGTTTGCCGATGATCCCGAGCAGGAGACCCCAGAAGAGGCCGCAGACACCTTCGAAGAAGCCTTGCTAGAGGCGATGTCCACCCCGATTGAGGACGAATCCTCGGCTGCCGCCGTGGTACCGCTTCTCGTTCGTGGCCCTGGTGCGGAAGCCAATAACCTGAAGTACCTCTCCTTCCAGCGTTCCTTCGAGGACGCCATGAACCAGCGCTATGACAAGCTGCTGGAGCGCATCCTTCAGGGTCTTGATGTCCCGAAGGACACTGTGACCGGTATGGCGAACATCAAGTACTCCAACGCCATTCAGATCGATGAGTCTCTCTACAAGGCGCACATCGAGCCGATGCTGCTGCTCATCGCGGATTCCATCACCGTCATCTACCTGCGACCATATCTGATCAGCCAGGGCTGGTCACAGGCTGATGTGGAGCGCATCGTCGTCTGGTATGACCCGTCCAGCGTCGCTACCCGCAACGACCGGGCTGCCGATGCGGACTCCGGATATGACAAGAAGGTCATCTCGGGTGAGACTTGGCGGCGTGCCCATGGATTCACGAATGCGGATGCTCCGAACCCGCAGGAGATGGTGCTGCGTCTGCTACAAGACAAGGCGACATTCACACCGGACTTCTCTCAGCAGTTGCTGAGCATCATTGCTCCGGATGTCATGGAAGCACTTCGCCAAGTCAATCAGGCGACCAGTGTTGCCCCGGTTCCACAGGCGGCTAGTGATATCCTCAACGATGGCACCAGTGCTCCGGGGGCTGCGCCGGATGCACCCCAGGTAGCTGAACCGGTAGCTCCTGACCAGGACGGCCCACCATTCCCGCTGGCTGAACCCACCTCTGCTACTACTGACACTGACACCCAGGATAATGAGCAAACCCAGGGGCAGCCTGCTCAGGATGAAGAAGAGACCCAATCATGAGTATGATTAACATTCTGGACCTGCATAAGAACGTGGTGGGGACCATTGAGACCAGCGGGAATGGTCAGGCTATCATCAGTGCTGCCGGGTATGCCGAATCCCTCGTTGACTATTATAGAAAGACTGGGTTGACAGACTCGTCTATCATCCGAAAGTTCACGTCCGGGTGGGCGAGTAATTATCTGCATGCCGAAGTTGCTGCTTAACGAATAATTGTGTGATAAGCTGATCAGGATGCCGAATAGCTTAGAAGGAAACCAATACTCCATGCCTAATCAACTGCATGCTCTACTCGCCGGAGTCTTCTCCGGGGGCAACTCCCGTGCTGCACGTTCTCTGCGTGCTCACCTCCAGCTTCGCGACCGTTATGGACGATTCGTCTGGATGGGCGGTGGCATCAAGTTCAAGGTTCGTCTTCCTAACGGGTCCACACCTTCTGTCATCGGTAAGTACGTCGGAGCAGTCTCCCCCGGCGTGGGTCAGATTTATGTGCAGGACGATCCGAATGGCTTGAAGACTGGTTTCTATGATGTCAACTCGAACAACATTCAGCAATATGTAGCAGAGCTTTCTCCGGATGCATTGGCCCGGCAGAACATTCAGATCGGCAAGGATGCCGCAGGGAACCCGGTAGGGGCGCGTACGGCCGAGGACATTCCGGATGTGGCTAGTGTGCCGTTCAGTGAGGCTCCTACCGGTTGGAAGGTCACCGAGAAGGACCAGAACGACAACCCGGTCAGCTTCGCGACCGATGATGGTGACTTCGGCTATGATACGAAGGCGTTCGGTGCTCCGGTCATCTGGAAGAAGGATTCCGGCATCTACCAGAAGGTGGATGACTGGGCGCAGGCCATTGACAAGATCAACAATGTGGACTCGGGTGATGAGGACTGGGAGGCCAGTGTCACCGACGTGGCTGAGGCCAACCCGGATGAGAACGCCAAGAAGCTCGACAAGCTGAATAAGCAGCGGGACATGTTGAACGACAAGCTCAGCAAGACCGCAAATGGTGACCAGGCTGACCGCATCTCTGACCAGATTGACAAGATCGATGCGCAGATTGAGGCTCTGGAAGGACAGACCTCAGATCAGGGCCAGACCCCCGCGGGCGGTTCCGAATTCGACACGGACACCAACGGTGTCGCCAAGCAGGGATTCATCATCCCGACCGGCAAGAAGACTGCTGATGCTTCTCCGGAGGGTCTAGCCAAGCTCGTCAATGATGAGAAGGACTACCTGACCGAAGGTGGCGGCAAGCGCCTCGTCATCGATGATGACAACCACACCGCTGAAATCTACTCGTCCGCAGCCGACCTCAATGAGGCCAAGGCGCAGGCGGGCGGCATGGGTGCCCCGGAGATCATCTCACTGGAGACCGGCGAGCACATCACCAACGATAAGGCCGACAATTACAATGAGAACTCCGGGACCCCCGAAGGCGGAGACGCCCCAGAGGGGTCCGGCCAACCGGACGACAACACTGAGACAACGGATCAGGCTGCTCCTACCTCCAAGTCCGGAACAGGTGTTACCCGAAAGGATGTCGCCACCGCGGTGGGATGGTCCGGTGATGGTCTGTCCCATTATGATGAGAATGGTCAGCCGATTGATCTGACGCAGGATCGCGTCACTCGTCGTGCAGCGACTAAGTTCCGCAAGGACAAGCATACCGAGAACATGACCCCCGAGGAGAAGCAGGCGCTTGCGGCTGATCTTCGTAAGAAGGCGGCGGGTACTCAAGGCTTTGAGAAGCCAGAAGAGGCGAAGCCGCGCCAAGACGCACTGAAGCGCGTTGCTGACCAGATCGAATCTGGTGGCATCGCGGCACCGAAGAAAAGAGAGACTAAGAATGCCCAAAAGAGTGATTCCGATTCCCAGCAATCTGAAGGACATGACGCCGGATCAAATCCAGCAGTGGACGACGCAGATCAGCCAGCCGAGCAGCAGCCCGACAGTAAGTCCGGATCAGCCGCAGACACCGGAGACGAGTCCAGCACCGACTCCTCAGAGCAACGAGGAGACGCCGACAGCCGAACAGAGCAGCAGCCCGCAGACTCCGACGCAACCGGCACCGAACGATCAACAGAGTCAGCCCCAGAGCTAGATGCGCTCGACCAGGAGATTCCGAAGGACATCGAAGGTCTGAAGCGACGACTGGCCGCACTGGAGCGCATGACCCGCCGCGTCAAGGCTGATGATCCGAACTTCGACAAGGCACATGAGGCCTACCAGCAGGTGGCGAAGCGCCTGGACGAGCAGCCTGAGGATCATCAGGCGGAGCCGGGCTCCGTGGAGGACTTGCAGCACCGCGCTCAGGTGCTTCAGGATGCGTTCGATGACCCGAACATTCGGCCGAAGGACAAGATCGATCTCAGTGACAAGATTGATGAGATCGCAGATCGGATCGACGCCAAGCAGGATGAAGAGGAGGCTGCACCGGATACTTCTCGTGAGGGTCTGCAAGCCCACCTTCAGGAGCTTCAGGCTCGACGTGATGCCTCTCAGCGTCCGGCGCAGCAGCGCATCCTGGACAAGCAGATCAAGGAGACGCAGGACCAGATCGATGCACTTCCGGAGGAGCAGGGCGATGCCGTTGACGCGGCAGCGCCGGAGGCTCCGACCAGCTTTGATGTGATCGATGCTGGTCGAACGGGAAGTGACGCAGCCAAGGCGTTTGCGCAGAAGCTTCAGGACTGGGCTGATCAGAACGATGTTGACGTGCACGATGGTGGACGCCTTGAGGGCATGATGTCCGCTCTCTTGGAGAAGCCATCCAACAACCAGGCTAATGATTTGAAGGTCATTGTTGATGCTGATGGGGTGCCGACCGCAGTCATGGGAACTCAACGCCTTGTTCGTATGAGTCCGAAGACCCGCAAGTTCTTGCCGAGTGAACTGTCTGTTGTGTCTCTCTATACTAGAGAGGATGGCACTGGAGCCGGTTCTCATCTGATGCAGGAGGCGGCTAAGGAAGCATCTGACTTGCATCGTCGTCTGACGGTATCGGGTGCAACTCCGGAGGCCGTACCATATTACAAGAAGCTTGGGGCAACGTTCCGGGATGGCGCACGACCCGATGGTCTATCGGATGGTACCTGGTCTGATAAGAAGCGTGATGCCCTCGCCTCCCCCACTGCACCAGCACCCGAGCCGGAGGCTGCACCTGCTGCCACGAATTTGGCGGATAAGTATCCGGAGTTTGCGGCCATCCTCGACCGCATGTTCCCGTCTGACTTCATGCAGAGTCATCCGGAGGCCAATCCAGACATTTACCAGAAGTGGGATGATCGAGCCCTCTCCCGTAAGCAGCAGATTCTTGAAGCTGTTGATGCTGGAGATCAGCAGGCGGCGCTAGAGGCGCTTGGCGGACATTCTGACCCGGATTACATGTTCTCTGATGATCCTGAGGTGAATCGAAAGGGGCGCAAGTATGCGGATGACCTTGCTGCTGCGCAGCAGGCTATCCGTGATCTGACTGCAACTCCGAGCACAGACACGGACACCGACGAGCGCCTGGCCGATGAGCAGAAGGACTTTGAGGACTGGCGGGACAACACGCTTCCGAACATGCCCGACGAGGAGTTCAATGCTGTCTACCGAGACAATCCATCCATGCTGGATATGCTCTCTCCGGAGGAACGTGAGGCGGTCCAGAATGAGATCGCACGTCGCGCCCCACAGCAAATAGGACTCACTGACGCACAGATCGACAGCATCATTCAGGCCACCAATGAGAATGGCGGCGGATCATTCGATCTAATCAACGGTGGACAGCAGCCGACTGATGGATTCATGGTCGGTGTGCCGGGACATGAGCTTCGACTCACCCCGGAACAGTTCACACCTGATGCCATACGTCAATATGTCGAAGACAACCAGGATGTACTTAACCAGTCCGGAAACCACCTCGGAACCTGGGTAGCAGATGACGGCCGTATCGTACTCGATGTCTCGGAGCGCGAACCAGACCAGGCCACTGCTATCCAGAAGGGTGAGGAACGTAACCAGGAAGGCATCTACGATGTCGCCAACCAGGAGTTCATCAGCACGGGTGGAACGGGCGAAGAGACCGGTAACCGCCACGATGAGGCACTGAAGTGGGCACAAGACAATAGCCTGCCGGACGAAGAGGCGTTCGCGGACTGGTATGCACAGCAGGACCCGGATGCGTTCAACGATCTGAATGATGCCTATGCACAGTTCCCTGGTGTCCCAGAAGAGGCAGAGACTGGCGTCGAGCCAGTCTCAGATGTAGATACTGACACTAATGCTGAGGAACCATCGATCCCGGTAACACTGGAGAATCATTTCGACAAGGCCAATCCTGGTGCGCAGATCACCCATCAGGTCCGCACTGTCGCTCAGGTGATCTTTGGTGGTCAGACGGTCAGCGTGGCATTCCGAAAGCTGGATGATGGTACCTGGGTGGATGAGAAGGGTAATATTCTCACCTCGAAGGAACTGTCCGACTTCCTGGCAGCCCACCCGAACCGAGGCACTGGAAGCATGGTCACCGACCGGTACTTCTTCAATGACGCCCCGGCTAAGGCACGACGTGCCTCCACCACAGGTGGCCGTAGCCACCGACCTATGCCGACATTCTCCATCAACACGGATGATCTGTCTGCTCCGTCCGATGATTCGCTGCTTCGTCGTCTTGCGGAACTTGATCCGAAGTCGGATGAGGCTGAACGGATTCGTGCCGAAATAGCCCAGCGTCTCGCCGTTCGTCACGAGAGTCCGGGATTGCTCAAGGATCAGCCACTTGATCTGAACGAGTTCGGAGAACCGACGAACTCCGGAGCCGCCATCGATTTCGGTCTGACAGACGGTGATGACGAGATTCCCGTCTATGAGGGCGATTCTGACTCCTATATTGATCCCGATGCTGATCCTACTCCGGAGCAGGCGGATGAGACCCGTGCTATGGCAGCCGGAGTCTTGAACGAGGACAATATCCCGTTCAAGGATGCCGATGAGGATTATGCAGATGAAGACTTCATGCCCTCCGATGAGCAGCGTGGTGTCATTCGAGCGATCATGTCCAAGTTCAGTGTGGTTGTGCAGGCCCTGGCCGGTTCTGGAAAGTCCACCACTGTCAAGCTCGCGATGCGACGCCTGGCCAAGGATCGACCGAACATCAAGGGACATTACCTCGTCTTCAACCGACGCAACAACGAGGAGTTCCAGGACGAGAAGAAGAATGGCAAGCGCGGTAAGCAGACCATTCCGTCCGGATTTGACTCGACTACATTCGAAGGCCTCTCCTTCCGTGGGGTACCGAAGTGGGTCCGTGACCGCTTCAACGCTTCCAAGAACTCTGATGACCGTATCCTTAAGCGTTTCGAGGACATTGCAACACACTTCGACCTGAAGAATGGTCTCGAAACCGAAGATGGTCAGCACCGACTCGACCGCTTCGAGACCGTTGCCGGATTGCGTGATGCTATCAAGGCCTTCACGATCAGCCCAGATCGAGCCATTAACATGCAGCACCTGGACAAGGCTGGGTTGCCGCGTACTCAAGAAGCTCTGGACGCAGCCAATGCCTTCTGGGATGACATGGTGTCCGAGGATGGTGTTCTGGGTATCGACAATGGTGTCATCACCAAGATGTTCGCACTGTCTGATCCGGACCTGAAGAAGATGCTGGGTATCGATGTTCTCTTCGTAGATGAAGCCCAGGACATGAATCCAGTGTGGTCGGACCTGTTGAAGAAGCAGGCTGGTCTCCAGCAGGTGCTCGTCGGTGATTCCCGTCAGGCCATCTATGGCTTCCGTGGTGGTGTGGATGAACTGGACAACATGCCGTCTGATATTGAGCTTCCGCTCACCACCACTTGGCGCTTCGGTCCGCAGATCGCGGGTATCGGTAACCGATTCCTGTCTCTGCTTGGCAGCAAGTACAAGATTCGTGGTGGAGGTCAGGAGGGCTCCGTAGTCGAGCCGAGTTCTATGGAGAACCCGGATGCGGTGCTTACTCGCTCTGTAGCTGGTGCTATCGGTGAGATCATGAATCAGCTTCAGAATGGTAAGAAGGTTGGGTCTAACAGCAACTTTAAGAACGAGGCGACCCAGTTCCTCGAATCCTTGCGAGCCCTTCGCAACAACGACCACGCCAAGGTCAAGCATCCCGAGCTTTCCAAGTTCTCTTCCTATGAGGAGTTCGAGAAGGATGCACGATCCGGTAAGCTCGATGCCCGAGGCAATGCCTTCTTCCGTGTCATCGACACCTACGGCCAATCCGAGGTGGAGTCTGCTATTGCTGCCATCCTCATTACGGACGGATCACGAGACAGCCATGATTGGAGCACCAAGCCTGGCTCCTCCGGGCCTCTATCCACGAAGGAACTCTGGAAGAAGACCCGTGACGGTCGCAACTACAAGGCCAAGTCCACCATCAACTATGAGATCGAGGACAACGGAGATGGCACCGTCAATGTCAACCTGACCGGGGACACCTTCGATTTCAAGGATGACATCAAGACCGCAGGTCTGCGCTGGGACAAGAGCTTTGGTGCCAAGGGTGCCTGGCGTCTGCTCGGAGCAGATCAGACAGAGGCGGAGGCCGCACTCAGCCGTCTAGCTGGTCAGGATCGACCGGATGTGGTAGTCATGACCGCTCACACGTCCAAGGGTATGGAATGGCCAAATGTGAAGATCGGTGATGACTTCCGTGGTCCACAGGCTGATCCGAAGACTGGAGAGATGGTCTATCCGGAGGATGAGGAAATTCGTCTCGCCTATGTGGCTGTCACTCGTGCCCAGAACCAACTCGATCCTGGTGCTTTGTCATGGATTATGGGCTATACCAATGATGAAGACGAGGACCCGGATGTCCCGGCTCAGGGTAAGCCGACCGGTTGGGGCACTAATGAGGAAGTCGAACTTCCAGAGGTTCGGGAAGAGTCTACCCCTGTTCCTACTCCTGCACCCGAAGCAGAACCAGAGCCCGAACCGGTACCGGCTGATCTCACAAACGATGAACTGCAAACCGCTGAGCGTCTGGCTCCGAACCCGGAGACCCGAGATCGAATCCAGGCTGCACAGCAGCAACGAGAGGAACCGGCTGAACTGCCTGACTCTATTCAAGAACTGGAGGACATGGCTGGTGCGCTGGAATCTCGCCTCGTCCGAGCAACTCCGGCGCGCGCTCGTGTGCTGAATGCGCAACTCGACCGTATCTATGACAAGATCGAATCCATCGAGAATGGCACCACTGAGCCCGCCCAACAGCGCAGTGCTGACGACTTGCGTAATGAAGTTCAAGATGCGTACCAGAAGTTCTCGGATGTGCTGAATAACGAAGACAGCACTATGGATGACGTGGATCAGGCGGAGACTGATTTCGAGTCTGTCCGTGATCGCAACAATGCTGAGCTTCAACAGGAGGGTGAACAGCCGTGGGCTCAGCCGAGGTTGAATGCGGAGGGTGAACTCACTCCCGAGAATGAGGAGAATACTCCGGAGGAACTTCAGCGTACGATTGATGGTCTAAAGGACCGCCTCGGCACTGCGCAGCGTGACCGTCAGCGTCAGATCATCCAGCAGGAGATCGACCGCACCCAGCAGCGCTTGGATGATATGCAGGCTCCTGCTGCCACAGAAGAGGCCGTGCCGGAGGCAGCTACTGCTCCGGTGGACAAGTTGTTCAACTATGTAACGGATATCGGTATCAGTTCACCTGAGATTGCTGAACGAGTGAACAACTTGATTCAGGAACTTTCCAACGTCATAGGTGATCTTCCTGATGGGGTGGATAAGCCTAAGCTGATCGTCGCTAGTAACAGTGTTCTCAAGGGCATGGGTCTTACACGACACCGTAAAGATTTCGGTATCTATGCTCCGCACTTGAACACGATCTTCATCACCGAGCGAGGACTTGCCGGGGATGACAAGAGTTTGCAGCGCACACTGAATCATGAGTTCGAGCATTTCCTCTTCTCTAAGTATTTCACTCGACCCGATGTATCGGCCGAACAGAAGCAAGTACTGGACAACTTGGTGAAGACGGTACGATCTTCGGAGTCATACAAGCGCTTGGTCAAGCAACTCAATGCTAAAATCATTGGCAACCGAAGCTACTGGTTGGACAAGGATGAGACGCTCGCCCGAGCATTCGCGGACTACATCACTTATGCTAATGGACATGACAGTCAGGTCAACCGTAGTGGACCAACTGGGCCTGTCATTCAGTTCGATCATAGTGAACTTGCCCCGATTCATGAGGCCTTTGATCGTCTGCTGAGTGCTCATGGTTTGCAGTCTGATTTCCATGTCGATCCTGATTCTGCTCCGGATATGGTCGCGGCTAAGGCCAAGGTGGATGATCTTCTTCCAGGAGATGTGCTCGATCTACCTGATATGGGTAGAGTTCGTGTCGGAAGCATTGTCCGTACCCGCTCCGGAGGTCGTGTTCTGCACGTTGGAGCATTGGACCCGAACAGCCCGCTGTTTGATGCCAATGAGAGTGGTGTGGCGGCTGTGCCTATGCATAGCACGGATGATGTGACGGTGTTCCGTGGTGGTGCGCTCTTCGATAACCTAGTGGAGCAGATCAAGGATCACCAGTACAAGCGTAGTCCTGAATATGCTCGTCAGATTCTGGCAGGTAAGGATATTCCGGCAGATCGTCGTCAGGAGATCGAAGACCTGTTGAGTGCGAACCCGTCTGCTTCGGATGTGAGTTCTGTTCTTGAAGAGATTTCTGGGGCTCCGAACCTTCCCGGTACGGCGACTAAGCCGAAGCAGAGGCCAGCACAGCGTGTGCCGCGTGACCCGGAGACGGAAGCTCAAGAACGTGATCCGCTCCATGTCATTGACACGGAGCATGTCATGGACCTGGTGCGCCGTGACTTCCCGGACCACACTACGAGAGGAGACAATGAACTCGTCATCGCTACCAAGGATGAGAATGGCAAGCGTTATGACCTCGTAGTTCGACGTACTGCTCGGGAGAAGTTCTTCGCATACGTTTCGGAGACCGATCTGCAAACCGGAGCCCAGCGTGTTCTGCGTCTCCGCGAGGGTGGTGCTCAGAACCACTCCTATACCGCACTGATGTCCCAGATCAACCAGGGGCTGCTCTACGTGAGTAACCCCGGTCATACCTCAGCAGACATGCTGAATAATTCTCGCCGCCGAGGAGAAATTGAGACTCTCGCCCCAGGTGAACGTTTGACAGATGGCCCACTTTCGGAATTCATTGACCGGACTGACTGGCCGATGACCCGTTCTGATTCCTTCAACAATGCAGTTGCTGCCATTGCTGAACTTCTGGATGATCCATCTGTGCAGCGTTCTGTGCTGGATCAGATTGCGGCTGGTGTGCATCAGCCTTCGGCATTCGTGGATAAGATCGCGGATGCTGTGGCTCGACGCAAGCAGGCTGAGTTGGAAGACAAGCCAACATTGCAGGCCCCGTCACATGTTTCCTATGATGGTCAGGTACTCCAGCCTGGTGATGTGGTGGATTGGACGGACACTCGTGAGTATCTCACTGAGAATGGCAACAAGGTGCCAAACCCCAACTATGGACGGGTCTATCGCGGATATGTACGCACCATCGAGAACCATAAAGTGGTTAAGGTTGGTGAAGGTTATGCCTACAAGGATACTGTACGCGCTGTATTCCCAGAGTTGAACAAGGAGTTCATATCGGACAATCCTGGAACTAAGCGCAAGAACGCCAGTGATGTGAGTCGGGTGTCCTCTAAGCTGAAGGTTGTTTCTGGGCAAGATGCACCCCTGAGTGAGCCGTTCTTCTCTGACACATATGCTCCAGATACAGATATGCCAAAGGTGACAGCCCAGAACTTCGGTTCTACACCGTCTACCCAGGGAGGCACTACTCCACGGGCACCTCAAGGCTCGAACCAGAACAACAACTGGTCGGACTTCTCGGCCGACGAGAACACGACTACGGCTACAGACGGTGGGAACTTGGTTTACACTGGCAACGTGGACCTGGTGATCCCGGATAACAAGTCCCACCTCATCAATATGGTGGACGGATCGTCCTGGGTGGGTGCGACTCGGCATGACATCCGACCTGGTGATATTCTGAAGACGCCGGATGGTGATCTGCATTACGTTGTTGCAACCAATGATGCGGGTAGTTACAGTCGAGTCAAGATCGTTCGATTCAAGTCCAACGGTGAGGATATGCAGCAGCGAGATGTTCGTATGACCGGAGACAAGAAGTTCGGTGTCTTCCGCCCGAAGCTAGAAGATGTCTCTGCCGGTGATCCGCAGATCGCGAAGATGAAGAATGCTGTGCGCATGATCATGGGTGGTAAGTCCGTACCTGACATCCTACTGCCTCAGATCAACCGTGTTCTCACCGATCCGGATGCAACCATGAATGAGTTGAAGAAGGTTCTGAGCACCTTGCGAAGCCTCAAGCCTCGTAATCAGACTCGTAATCCGAACAATCTGCATGCTGCTATCGAGGGTATCCTCCGAGATGCCCGAGTCAATCCGGCTCTTGCTGCCGCTCCTGGTGTTGCTGATCTGCCGGATATGCAACGAGTGCTACAACAGGATGCGGCCCGGCTGTCAGCAACCCCGCTGGAACGTGACCGAGTGGGTGCTGCATTCACACCGGAGACGGCACTTCAGAACATCAAGCCGACTTCCGCCAACAAGAACCATGTTGAAGAGGATGCGGCTGAAGCTCAGGCTCTGGCAGATGTGGTCAGCAAGACGAAGACCACATTGTTGGATGACATCACTGCGAAGACGGACGGATTCTCCGCGATCTTCCGTCATCTCGTCCAGGATGAGAGTGGCAACATCTACTTTGTGAAGGGCACCGCCGATGCAAACGCGGCTCAGAATGAGATTCTGTCCGCTGCTGTTGCTAATCTGCTCGGATTTGATCAAGTTCATGCCGCAGAAGTAGTTGACTACCCACATGCACCAGAAGATGCATCGAACGTGGTGGTGATGACGAACATGTCCGGCAACATCATCGGAGCATCAGACGAGGGCAAGCGTCTTTTGGCGAGCATGATGCGACAGCGTACACCAGAAAAAGATGTCGTGAACATGGGAATACTGGACTACATCACCGATCAGGGTGACCGTAACCCCGGCAACTACTTCTTCGTAGAGGACCCGGATACCGGAGAATTCCGTATTGCACCGGTAGACAGTGAATTCGCTGCATGGGGAAACCCACAGTTTGCCGACCCGGAGGCTCACACACCGGAGAGTACGTTCTTCACCCCGTTCAGTGCTGATCTTCTTGCACGAATTCGTTCTGGAAACGCCCCAGTTTCCTCAGCGGATTTGTTAAGATTGAGGAATGCTCTCGGAGCCCTTCGCAGTGCATTCTCAGCCATGGGTGCTGAAGACAAGTGGAATGGCATGATGCAGCGCATCGCAACCCTTATCAACGGAGTCAACGGATATGACATCTAACTTCCCCCTCTACCCCTCCCCAGGGGTTATGATCAACAAGTCGGACCAGACCTATGAGCCCATCAAGCGTGCTGATCTTGATCAGGACTCCGGAACGATTACGGTACGAAAAGCACCCAGTGGATCAGAAGAATATTCGACAGATGGGCACACTCCTGGCCGAGGTGCTGATACAATAGAGTTTGAGTCAAATGGATCACAGTATGTCATCCGACCGATTCGCAGCGAGGACGGTTATTGGCTGTCTGATCTGCACACATCTATACCGATTGATGCTCTGATGGATAAGGTAACTGGAGACAACATGAACGAGACACTCACCGCATATATGCTGGATGATTCTCCATATGTTGTCGGCCTCGTCTACCACACAGACAACGGAGATTACTCTCGTGAAGACGGTATGTGGGTGCAGCTATCACCAGATGATGATCTGTTCTCGAACGATGATGTCTACAGTGCGGATATCGACCCGAGCAAGGCCGACGAATTCATCAACCTGTACGACGATAACTATGTGAGCGTCGATGACCTCACCGACTATGAATCCGCAGATTCGGAGCCTGAGGAGGACTCCGATTCTTCCGAGGAGTGAAATGCCATCCTTTATCGGACGATACGGCCACCAAGCGCTGTTCTCTGACAATACTCAAGCTGTTGTGGTCGATTCCCGAGTAGGAGTCGTTACTGCCACAGGGTCCTTCAGTGACCTTGCGAGTTCTCGCCCTTGGGAGGATGGTGAGTATTCGGAATCGGATGTACAAGCCGCAGAATTCGCCTTAGAGTCCCTTCGTCATGAGATTCCACAAGAGACGGGACGGCTGTATACGATTCCTCGCGGGGTGCAGCGAACAGCACAGGCTGCCCTAGAGGCGTCCAGTTCGGCTTCTCATGCGGCGTATGCCACCGCACGTCTACTGGCCTCCGGGGGGCAGATTGACTTCAATCGTCTGGTGAATATCACTCATCGTCTCGAACAGCATCAGCATGAAGCCCAGTCAGAATCATGGAACTTGTATGGCGGCAATGCCGCCTATAAGTGGGCTACCGCTATCGTATCAAAGGAACCGCTGACTGCGGACGCAGGAGATATCACAGACATCTTCACAAAGACAGACGGGGATGTCGGGCCTGAGTTTGTCGTCCGCATCTCCACTCTAGGTAGTGGAATCGACCGACTGTACCGTATAGATATCGATGGGCGTGTCTATGTCTGGGATGATAACAACTGGGATGATCTCGGCCACGTAGACTGGAACATCTGGGATTACGATGAAGAACTCGATGGTGGAACACCTCGTGAAGATGTGACCCACATCCTCATCGACCCAGAATCGGCTATCTATATCGCTGCACATCTCCAATATGGCCCCGTATTCGTAGAGGACATTGACCTGAACGAATCCGAGATGGTCCGTGATGCCGTCGATGATCTGGACTGGGAGCTACTGGATTCCACGATCACTGCTGCGGCCTTCGAGGAGTTCACCTCCGCAGCCGTCAACGGAGGCACTGAAGGCGATGGCGTGTACACCCCGGCAGAGCGCAGTGAGAACGCCTCCAAGCAGGTCCGTGACTCCAACGGCCGGTTTGCTAAGCAGGGTGCGCGTGTACAGGTCGGGGGTACAGGAGCTACCGGTACGATCACACAAGTCAATCCTCAGAACAGCACCGTAGAAGTCAAACTGGACAATGGTACGACCCAGATTCTCCCTGGAAACCAGGTAGCAGCCGTCGATCCTGGCACTGTGAACATCCCCGGCAAGCCTGCATCACTGCCACGAGTTGATTTCTCTGGAATTCTAGCTGAGCCTCGTACGCCGATTAACCGAACTCAGGGCACAATTCCCGGCACCTTGCCCGCGATGACGACGGATGATCTGCACAATTTGATCAATAATTTCCCTGCCTGGGTGAAGGCGCAACGTGAGTCATTCGTTCCAGCTAAAGGCATGGCTCCCGTATCCGTCCAAGCACCGAACAGCACCAGCACCGGCAAAGAAGGCCAATACGTCAAGGATGTTCTGGGACACGACCTAACACTGAACGCTTACGACCATCCGCTGTTGCAGGAATGGTTCAAGCAGCGAAGCCGTAGTGGTATCTCGAACACCGCCTGGTATCTGCCATTGCATGCAGACGCGGGAGAGCCAGAAGCTGATCAGTCCGGTGCACAAGAACTCACGCCCGAAACTTCTGATGTTCAGCCACTGTACATGGCGGTCGTGTCCCCTGATGATCCGCGCGCAGTGTTCAGTCTGATCTGCCTGGTACCGGCCAGCAGCAGTTCTGTTTCCCCAATGGTGTACACCCGCCAGGATGGTCAGTGGGTCCGAGACGAGCAAACACTCAATGACCTCCGGTCCCCGACGCCGCCGCCTGTCGTGCCGCTCAACTCTGATACATTGAACGACGTGCTCACTCAGGTAGATGAGTCCCAGCACAAGGATGACAGTAGCGATTCTGTCACGGAAGAGGACGAACGTGTCCTGAATGAGCCGCTACCAGATCAGTCCGACCTTCCGGCTGGCGCACCTAAGCCCGAGAGCGTCGTCTTGGCTGGTGCAGACTTTGATCTACAGGTGTTGTGGGGTCCACGTAAGGACATCATGCAGGCCGCAGTTGTGGCTGCGGGCGGTCTAGATCGCAATCGTGGAGGAGCCGAGAAGCTACGCCACTACTGGACGCGGGGTCCCGGAGCAGCCAAGATTCTCTGGGGCACACCGGGAGACTGGACTCGTTGCGTCCGCTACCTCGGCAAGTATATGGGACCACGAGCCAAGGGCTACTGCTCTCTCCGTCACAAGGAGATGACACATATGTGGCCAGGAGATCGAGCTAACCGACAGACATACAGTCTGCATGCCTCCGGTAGCCCGGAATTCTCCACTAAGTTCGTACGATCCTCTCATCAAGTCATTCAAGCCTCCGTACTTCGGGCTAAGGCTGAGATCACCCGAGAACATCTACTGCACGGCATCACTGCATCCGCTATGCCGACTTACCGCATCTATGAGGATGCTCGGCAGGCTGTTAATGCCATTACCGCGTCAGCACTGGCGGATATGCAGATCGGTGGAGAATTCTTCATCCCTATGGCCCTCCCAGAGGGCATTGAATCCGGAGATGGGCGTCTTGTCGAGCCTGGTGCTGCGGATATTCGCAATCTCCCGATCTCCCTGCTCTGGCAGTTCCGAACCGCACAAGGCCATGATGGCTCTGTTGTCGTGGGTCGTATCGAAGAACTTCGTCGGATTCCTGGTGGTATCGGAATGGGTTATGGCCATTTCGATGTTGGCCCATGGGGTCGCGAAGCAGAACGCATGATCCGTAATGGCATGCTTCGATTCGTCTCAGCGGACATGGACAACTTCATGGCGAAAGTTCGGAAGGGTGGCTCATCAGAGATGGATGAGGCGGCTTCTTCTGACGAGGCCACCATTGAGGCTAATGAGACCCGAGTCAAGAAGGCCAGGGTTATGGCTGTTACAATAGTAGCGAAGCCTGCATTCCAGGAGGCAACAATCGAGATGTATCCAGACCCAGTTGTGGAGGACGACGTGTTCCCAGATGGTCTCTTCATGGAAGAGCCTGACCCCGTTGACGTGCCAGCGTTGATGGCCGCAGGCTATATTGCGGATGCCATCCCTGTTGTTCCGCCGCGTGACTGGTTCCGTGACCCTAAGCTGGATGGTCCGACTCCTTTGACCGTGACCGATGATGGCCACGTCTTCGGCCACATCGCTGCTTGGACGACCCCCCATATCAACCCAGCCCTCCGAGGTATCAATCCCCCGAAGTCCCGAAGCAACTACGCCTACTTCCACCACGGTGTGCTTCGCACCGATGACGGTTCCGATGTGACAGTAGGGCAGCTTACCCTCGTTGGTGGACATGCAGCCCTTGAAGCTTCCGCCAACGAAGCCGTCAAGCATTATGATGACACTGGCTCCGCCGTAGCAGACGTGCACGCGGGAGAAGACGGATTCGGAATCTGGGTAGCAGGAGCCCTCCGACCGGGTGTTACTGCGGAACAGGTCCGAGCATTCCGAGCCTCCGCTCCATCCGGAGACTGGCGACCGATTCGTGGCAGCCTGGAGTTGGTGGCCGTCTGCCAGGTCAACGTGCCTGGATTCCCAACCGCACGAGCATTCGTGGCATCCGGTCATATGATGGCGCTGGTTGCGGCTGGATCAGCCCCGCTGATGAAGCTTCGGCACGATCCGATCACTGATCTCACCGCAAGACTAGAAGCTCTAGAATCCATTACGGAACAAGAACTCTCAGCACAGGCGGACGAGGTACATCGACGCTTCGAACTTGCAATGAATGAACGCAATGCGGGTCTGAATGCGAGTGCGGAAGCAGTTTTTGCACGAATGGAATCATTCGGTTATGTTTCACAGCGATCTCGCAAGGCCGCAGCCGAAAAGGGAGAAGCACTTCCAGATGGAAGCTACCCGATTCGCAATGTTTCAGATTTGAAGAACGCTATTCGAGCTTATGGCCGAGCCAAAGAGTCAGATCGTGCCAAGGTCAAGCGTCACATCATGAAGCGCGCACGCACACTGGGTCGTAGTGACCTCATTCCAGACAATTGGAAGAGTAGCAGTGCCTCGATGGCGGCTAGCGTGGAGAGCATGCGATCCCGTCTCGGGGAGTTCGCAGGCAACATTGAGTCACATGTAGACGACCAGGGGGACGTGAAGTACACGCCAGGGCATCAGCCCCGTGATTACCAGGGTCAGTTTCGAGACATCCTCGCACGCCTAAAGAACAACCTTGGTGAGTCTGAAAACACTGAAATCGCCAATGAAATCAATCAAAAAGCCAAGCGAATTGTCGCAGGAAACTACGCTGATGCGATTAAGGGTGCTCTTGATCTTAAGAATCTGCTAGATGGCCTAGATGATGGTTCACTGGATTCACACGATATCAAGAATGTCCGCCAGTCCGCACGGGACCTCGGCACAGTCATTGCCAATCTGCCACTTCCCTTCACGAATCAGGCCGCAAAGGTTCGATTCACGGACCTGCCTCCGGTTCTGCGTAATCTTATGCAAGATTTCGTAGAGCGTGTGCAGAAGAAGGTTCCAGATGATCCCGATGTGGTGAAGCCGCTACAAGACTTCATGCGTGGAGGAAATATGCTGAACCAATCTGAAATTGATAAGCAAATGAGCACTTTGCTCCGATTGCTTACCTAAATTGTGTTAGTATATTAACCAGGGTCAAGCGCCTCAACATCACTTGAATGTTCTGAGTCCCTTACCTCAGTCAAAACCACTCAAATAGCCAAAAGGTTTGGCTATTGTAACTGGCCTATGAAGGAGGTAGAAGTGGATTCCATCAAGCAGGCTATTGATTCTCTTACCGAGCTTTCCGACGATCAGATCACGGACCTCGAAGACAGCATCACCAGCGAGTTTGAAGCTCTGTACACACAGGAATCGAATCGAACTCCTCAGTCAATTGATGCTATGCGAGACCTCGCTGACATGATGGACTCCGTGCGTGGCGAACAGGCGCGACGCGAAGCCCTAGCTGCTGAATTGGCAGCACAGAGCGAGGAACTCAACAACCGAATTCACGGCAGCGAAGCTGCGGTGGACGACGAGGTTCCAGCAGAAGACGATCCCGAGGTCCCTGAGGACCCGGACGACGAGGAAGAAGAACCGATGACAGCATCAGCCGAAACTGAGGACGAGACAACCGAGACCGTCACAGAGGCAGCCGTAGAAGAGGCTCCAGCAGCAGTTGAAGAGACTGTGACTGAGACCGAAGCTGCGGTTGAAGAAATTTCCGAAGCCGAGGCACCAGCCGAAGCCGAGGCGGCATCTGACGTAGAGGATGCCGTAGTCGAGACAGAAGTCACAGAGGCTTCCGAGGCAGCCGCCGAGGAGACTGTGGCCGAGGTCGAGGCACCCGCCGAGGCAGAAGCCTCAAACACCGAAACACCTAGTGAGCCGCAGGCTCAGGAAGAGGCACTTACCGTGACCGCATCAGCAGAAGAGACCTCCATCGAGGTTCCGGCTGATCGCCGCCCAGTTGCCCAGGCTGTCAGCAACCCGGTAGCAATCACCGCGGGAGCCGACATTCCGGGATACCAGGCGGGTTCCCAGATCAGCGATATGGATGAAGTTGCAAAGCTTTTCGCTAAGCGACTCGACACACTCCGCCGTGTCAACGGTGGAGATGGTGAGCAGACCATTGTGGCCTCGCTCGCTACCACCTACCCAGAGGCTCTTGTCCTGAAGGGTGACGAGAAGACCAACACCGCACAGGTGACTGCTGCGCTCGAAGAGCGTGAGGCACTTGTCGCTTCCGGTGGTTGGGGAACTCCTTCTCCAGTCCGTTACGATATCTTCGGATTCGGAACTGACGCCCGACCGGTCAAGGACTCCCTCCCGAAGTTCCAGGCTGATCGCGGTTCCATCACCTTCGTGGTGCCACCGGTTCTCTCTGACTACGCCGATGCCGTTGGCATCTGGACCGCAGAGACTGACGCCGACCCGGGCGAAGCGACCAAGAACGTACTCGTTGTTGAGGGTGCTAGCACCATCACTGAGGACGTTGACGCCGTAACCGTCCAGCTTCAGATCGGTAACCTGCTCTCCCGAGCATACCCGGAGTACGTAGCTCGTCACAACGAGCTTGCGCTCATCCAGCACGCCCGAGTCGCTGAGCTTAACACCCTCAGCAAGATGGAGTCCAACTCCACCGCCGTGACCACCAACGGTCTCATCGGTGTAGCTCGTGACTTCCTCGTCCGAGTGAAGGTTGCTGCTGCGGCCTACCGTTCCCGTCACCGTATTGACCCGAACACCCGACTTCAGGCCATCATCCCGATGTGGGTGTACGAGGCCATGATGTCCGACCTCACCCTGAACGCACCGGGAGACGGAAGTCTCGACGTGACCAAGGCTGAGATCGCTGGCTACCTTGCCACAAGCAATGTCAGCCTGACCGCCAGCTACGACCTGAACACCTTCGGTGCTCAGACCGCAGGACCGCTCCTTGAGTTCCCTGACACGTTCAAGTGGTTCCTCTTCTCTGAGGGTACCTTCTTGTTCCTCGACGGTGGAACTCTCGACCTCGGAATCGTTCGCGACTCCGCACTCGTCGGAACCAACGACTACCGCATGTTCGTTGAGACCTTCGAGGGTCTGGCCAAGGTGGGAATCGAGTCCCTCGCAATCACCAGCAACATCGTGGTAGACGGTTCCGCAGCCGCCCTCCGTGACCTTGCCGGTGGCGGTGCCGCTTCCGCATCTGACTACTGAGTCATAGCGGAATAATCAACCAACTGACCGAGCCACGCTCAGGATAAGCTAGGAGAACCTCTACAATGGCATTCAATAAAGGCATCTTTGATGCCTCACCCATTGAACAGGCTCCTTGTGGACTCCTGAGCGTGGCTCGTGTCACATCTTGGGAATCTGATGATGAGCAGTGGCTTCGCGGCTACAACTACCGAGTCATCGGCTCCCCGGCGATCAACCTACTCACTGCCAGTGACAGCGATACTGTAACTGGTGGAGATGTATCCACTGACACCAGCAAGCCCATCTATCTACCCGGCAGTGGCTTCACTATCGTCACCAAGCGCACCATTACACTACAGAATCTGTCATGGGAAGACCCAGAAGCAGTCGCGCGTGACATTGCACTAGCAGCCACACAGAAGGCCGTGGAGCTAGAGTTCTGGGAGGGACCGGCTGCACAGGTAGATGGTCATGATACGGCCTTCCTGCGCAAGTCTGGTGGCGCAACCGTTTTGACCACGGCTGCTGTGTCCGTAGATACCGCTTTGCATCTTCTAGAGCAGAGCATCTCCAACTCTCCAGTCGGCGCGCGTGGCGTCATCCATATGACCCGGGACGTAGCATCTGAACTGGGCAGTCGCATTCTGTACAAGGGTGATGGAGACTCCGCCACCGAAGATCGGGCTATCACACGCCAAGGCACCCGAGTTGTCATCGGAAGTGGCTACACCGGTAATGGACCAATTGGTTCCTCCGGAGCGGCGGCTTCAGCCACCAACAAGTGGATGTACAGCACCACTACTGATATCGCGGTAGACCTCGGTCAGATCGACACCGTTGTCAGTATCAAGCAATCCCCCGTCACTGCCACGAACGATGGCCAAGTCATTCTTCAGCGTAGTGCATCCGTACGTTTCGATACTTCTGTCTGGTACGCCGCACAGGTCACCCTGCCGACCACCTGATAGAATAATAAAACCAACTTCCACCTAACCGAGAGGATAGCCAAATGGCCACTCAGGAATATGCCACTAGCATTCAAGGTGTGGCCATTCGAGTCACACGACTTGATGCTGTCGGCAACCTTCTAAACGAGCCGGGCGACAGCTACACCACGTCCGCGTTCATCCGATTCTCCTTCACTCCTGAATATGAGGAAGGCGACGAGATCACTGAGAAGTCCGCGAACGGTGCCGTCTGCGTGTCGTACAAGTCACCAGACACCCTGAAGCGAATCACATCAGAACTCGCAATCTGCGACCCGGACCCGGAGCTTACCGCTCTGATCTCCGGAGGTCTCCTGCTCACGAAGAATATCGGCACCTATGCAGACCCGAACCGCAAGAGCGTCGGTTGGGCTGCTCCGGCTGTTGGTGACGACCCATCCGGAAACGGTGTCGCCATCGAGGTCTGGTCCCGAGCCATCGCAGATGGTAAGCCAGCCGCTACTCTTCCATATTGGCAGTTCATCTTCCCATATGTCAAGCTCAGCCTTTCCGGTGACCGTGTGATCGAGAATGGTCTTATGGCCACCACATTCTCCGGATACGGACTTGGAAACTCGCAGTTCGACACAGGTGTTGATGGTCGCTGGGAGTTCCCAGTTGCTACGGACCGCCCCTACGCCTACACTCGTGTAGATTGGGCTCCAAGTGGCCTCAAGGGCTTCTACACCTGGCACGATGAGATCAACGCCGCAATTTCCAACGTCTCTGCAACCACCACAGCCGTCACTATCACAACCTCTGCGGCTCACGACCTCGAAATCGGTGACCAGGTGACTGTAGCAGCAACCACGGCAACGAGTATCAACGGAACCTACTTCGTTGCATCCGTTCCGACTGCCACCACCTTCACGTACGCGAAGACTGGAACGGCTGTCACCTCTGCGGCAGACACGGGAACTGTCACATCTCCGGCTGGCCCGCGTGCTGTGACTGACCTGCCTGACACCACGGCTGATCCGGATGTTGACTACAATGTTCCAGGCAACGTGAACTACAACGCCGACAAGGATGTGGATCAGATCATCAACTCGGTGGATGACCCGACCTCCTGATAACTTAACAACCCGATGCACTAAGGCGGGGGCACCTCGGTGCCTCCGCCTTAGTCAATGAAAGGACGTGAACATGGCAGCCAATCTGTGGATAAACCCTGAGGACTTAGGGGATGAGTTTTCTGATCTAGAATATGCTCAGGAAGCATGTGAAGCGGCATCACAGTTGCTGTGGGCGCTATCTGGGCGTCGGTTCTCAGGCATTCAGTCTATTACGGAACTATACCTGATGCGTTCCAGAGAATATGAGAACATCCTCGTCTACGTGGCCGGAGTAGGACTCAGTATTGTGCCGGATAGCTACATTATCCGACCAGAAGACCTACGTGCACGCCGTGTACTGCTACGTGGCACCCCTGTACGGTCCATCACCCAGATCACTGATCTAGAAGGCAATGAGATCGATCCATCAGAATACCATCTAGTTGATCACCGGTTCGTCGTCTTCCCTAAGCGATCCGGGCAGGACATCTTTGTCACCTACGAGTACGGGGTGGAACCCAACACCTATGGCAAGATGGCAGCCCGGACTCTGGCTATCCAGTTCGCGTTGCTATGGAGTGGCCGAGAGGATGAATGCACCCTCCCAGAACGTGTGACCAGTGTCACTCGACAAAACGTCTCCTGGACGATTCTTGATTCGCAGGACTTCATTGACAACCTTCGAACAGGTGTCCCGGCTATTGACATGTTCCTCAAGTCCGTCAATCCATCCAAGGCCTTGCTCAAGTCTAAGGTGTTCTCACCGGATGTGACTCGGGCACGGCACCGCATCAGTTAACGAAAGACAATCATGGCAACGACAATCCCAGACATAAACAACTACCCTATTGATGATGATGCCAAACTCGTCATGAACATGATGCAACGTGTGCTTGACACCGTTGTTGGCGTGTACGAGCAGATGGGTGTCCCACTCCCGGCTCGCCAGTTCTGGACCACAGGAGGCGCTGTGGAGGACTGTGAGCAGGTCACCGTCAATCTGATCCAAGCCTACCTCGGTAACCCCGGAGATCAGGCTACACAGCCTCAGCGATGCAATGTAGCGCGGAGTGCTGTGCTTAACATTGCTGTGACTCGTAACTTCCCAATTGGAGAGAATGGCAAGGCGGTATCCCCTGATCGAATCATGCAGGGCAGCGCTTGGGCCATGATCGATGTTCAGGTTCTGCTAGAGGCCCTGCGCTCCTTTGATCAGTGGTCAGACGGTGGACCTGGACTCGGTGTGATCGCCACCGTGTCTCCTGCGGACCCAAGTGGTGGCGTTCAAACCGTCAATATGAATTTGACGATGGCGATTGGTTGATCATGTCACTCACGTTCTCCTTCCAAGATGTGAAATTCTACGAGCCGGAATTCGACCGATTCAAGAATGAACCATCTGGAGAAATTGGTACAGCTATGCGCAAGCGTGGTGAGTTGATCCTAGCATTCGGTAAGGCCAAAGTCGGCAAGGACACCGGAGAACTCGCTGCGGCTCTCCATGTTATGCATAAGCGCATCGGACAATATCAAGAGGTCTGGATCGGTTCTGGACAGATTTGGGAGTCTGCTGGCAGACCCATCCACCACAATGGAGCCCGACCGCATGGCATTGATGCCAAGCCTGGCAAGATGCTTCGATTCACCTCTAAGGGTCGTGTTGTATATACACATCATGTCAACCATCCGGGAAATAAGCCTAATAGGTACCTTAGTGACGGTCTGATACTGGCATATACATGATATGATAGATTTGCTCGATTTGAGCAAATGACACATCCTGAAAGAGAGAAGCAATATGTCCAGATTCAAGGATTTCGGTGGCGGAAACAAGCAGTACCAGCCACTTTCCTTCCGTCTTCACGGTGAGGAATTCCAGGCACACCCAGCAATTCAAGGCAAGGTTCTGATCGACCTGGCCAAGGAGTCTTCAGCCGGAGATGCGGCTGCGGCGGGTGTGATGCTGGAGTTCTTCGAGAAGGTACTCGTTCCAGAAAGTTATGCGCGATTCAGTGATCTGATCGAGTCTCCGGACAAGATCGTAGAAGCCGAGACCCTCGGGGAGATCACCGCATGGCTGATGGAGGAGTACACGAATCGCCCGGAAGCGCCGTCCAGGGGCTGACCAACTGGGCGGTTGACCTCTGGCCCTATATCAACGGAAAGGCTCTGATGAGCGGGATCGACCTCGAAGAGTTGGAGGCCAGCCAGACGCTGGATGTGCTGCACTATCTCTTCGAAGAGGACACGCACCACCAGAGCGAAGAATCCATCTCATCACGTTCGACAATCCGGGTGGCCTTGTACCGAGACTTCTACCACAAGGAGTACAAGTACCCGTATGTCTCCAAGAAGGCCAGCACGGAGTCCTATCAGACGGCCTCGGCAACAGATTTCGGTACCTTCTCGGAAGAGCAGGCTGAGATGATGTCGGTGAACCCGTTTGATCCGAAGCGCCGAGAGACGAAGCCGTATATTCCACCGACAGTTTTGGATGCGAATAGTGCGGACCCGCTAGGACTAGGTGACCCGACCAGTAGACCGTTGAGTAAGTGAGTAGGAGAGGAGGCTGAATAAATGGCTCTCGTAGGAGAAGCGCACGTCATTGTACGTGCTATTACCGATCAAGTCGGTAACGACATCAAGAAGGGCTTTTCGAAGGCCTCCTCTTCTGCTGATTCTGATGCTCGCCGTGCTGGAGAATCACTCAGCAACTCATTCCTACGAGGATTCAACAAGAATCAGTTCGACAATATCTTCACCCGATTCTCTGCTGGCCTGAATACGGCCATTCCCGGCCTCAACCGGGCCTATAACACATTCCACACGCTGATTGCCACAGCATACACCCTGCAAGCCACTCTGTCTGGTATCGTGGGAGCCATTGCTTCCGTCGTGAGTGCCTTTGGTTCCCTCATCGGGTCTGCTGGTGGTGCGGCGGCATCCATGATTGTACTGGGTAATGCCGTCTTTGCCTTGGGCTCTGCCATGGCTGCGATCAAGCTCGGATTCTCTGGTATAGGTGCGGCCATCACGAAGTCGATGAGCACATCTGGGGCTGCTACCTCTTCGATGCGTGCCATGGCCACGGCCGCAAATGCAGTCAATGATGCGGAGAAGCGTCTGGCGCAGACGATCCAGAATAACCGAGATCGCATCATTGACGCCAACAATGATGTTCGCGATGCACAACTCAAGCTGAATGCCGCAATCAAGGAGGGTCAGGAGCAGATTCAGCAAGCTGGGTTCAGTGCGGAGGACGCCGCCCTGGCTGAGAAGCGTGCTGCACTCAACTTGGAGGATGCGCGAACCAAGCTTGCTGCTGTTCAAGACCTACCACCGAACTCTCGGGCTCGTCAGGAAGCTGAACTCGCCTATCAGGAAGCAGACCTTGCATATCGAGAGGCAAAGGATCGTGCTGCTGATGCTGAAGCCGAGCAGGATAGGCTCGCTAAGACCGGTGTACGGGGCACAGACGCGGTTATCTCGGCCCAGAATGCACTAGCCAAGGCGGAAGCTAATCGGGCTAAGACAGTCCGTGATGCTGCCCAGGATGAGGCGGATGCCCAAGATGCTTTGGCGAAGGCTCGACAGAATGCTGCAACGGCCGGAGCAGGTGGCGGTGGCGGAGGGACTGACCCACTGGCTGGCCTGACACAGACGCAGAAGGACTTCGTTAACTTCATGGTTAAGGAAGTCATGCCGAAGGTCAAGCAGTTGAAGGCAGCAGTCTCCGATGCGCTGCTTCCGCCGATCCAGCAGGCTCTGACGCTGCTTATTGCTGACAAGCCGTTCGATGTTATCAAGAGTGGTCTGGTGGGTGTGTCCGGGGCGGTCGGCGGTGCGGCATTGGCCATTGCACAGTCTGTGGCCAATGCGGATAATCTGAGCAAGCTATCTGCGATCTTTGAGTCGTCTGCTAAGATCATCACTTCGGCTGGTCAGGGTCTGAGCACGCTCTGGAGTATCATCATGACGCTCCTGTCGGCTTCGGCTCCACTGGCGGAACGGTTCTTCAATTTCGTCAATGACTCTTTTGACAAGTTCAACAAGTATTTGAATAGCCTACCCGAAGGCACGTTGGAGGACTTCTTCACTCGTGCTGGTGATATTGCTGCTGATTTCGGTAAGGTTCTGGGGCGTATCTTCGGAGCATTCGGCAATCTGATCAAGGCGAACTTCGCGGAGGGGAGCCCGGGTGACCAGTTCCTGAAGTGGATGGCTGGAGTTCAGAAGAGTGGTGACGATCTTGATCCGACCATCAAGAATGCTGAGGATGTTCTTCGCTCTCTTGGTGATGTGATTAAGGCGATCTTCTCTCAGGCTTCGAATCCTGATATCGGTAAGGCATTCTCACAGTTCAGTAACCAGGACTTCCTGGATGCTATCAAGGAGATCGTCAAAGTCGGAACAGACGCGGCACCTACTCTCGCCGGTCTGGTTGTTCAGGTTGGTAAGCTGGCTGCGGCGATGTCCGAGTCCGGGGCTATCAAGAACTTCCTAGGAACCCTGCAAGAGCTTGCCAAGATTGCAACAGATTTCTTCAGCAGTGACTTTGGTCGAACATTGTTCACCATTATTGGTCAGATCGGTGCCTTTGGTACAGCATTCTTCGTGGTCAATAAACTTGTAACCTTATACACCAAAGGCATTATCGGAAGTATCATGAATGTCTCTAAGGGCATTGGTACAACGATTACCGTAGTGAAGAGTCTAGCCACTGCACCTAAGGCTATTGTATCTGCATTCTCCGGAGCTTCTAAGACCTTGGACGGATTCCGTCAAGGTATGGCCGCATTGACATATTCTAGTAACCCTCTTGCTGCGGGAATTGGTCGAGTGGGGTCTGCTATCGGAACAATGAGCCAGGGACTAAAAACCGCTGCTACATCAGTTGCTTCATTTGCATCTACCGTAGCTGGAAAGTTGGGCTCCGCGTTTAGTTCCATGGCCGGAGGATTAAAAACAGCCGCAACCTCAGTAGGGTCATTTACTTCTAATTTGGCAAAGAATGCCGCCCAAGGAATTAAAACAGCAGCCGTGTGGACTGGAACGATGCTTAAGAGTCTTCCAGCTATGACGGTAGCATTGGCCAAGAACACGGCTGCTATTGCCGTCAACATTGCTCAATGGATTGCTCAGAAAGCAGTACTTATTGCCTCTAAGGTAGCTGGCCTTGCTACTGCGGCTTGGCAGGGAATTGTTACGGCTGCACAATGGCTTTGGAACGTTGCAATGGATGCCAACCCAATCGGTATTATCATCCTCGCTATAGGAGCCTTGGTAGCAGCAATTATTGCCCTGGCAGCAAACTGGGATAACATCGTCAAATGGATAACCGATGTTTGGAATGGATTCGTATCTTGGATAACACCAGGCCTTGAAGCATTCGGAGAATGGTTCAGTGGAGTCTGGCAGGGTATTTCAGATTTCTTTGCATCTATATGGAACACCGTAGTAGATGTATTCAAGGCCGCGTTTAATTTCCTCCTTAACCTATTCCTAAACTGGACCCTTCTCGGCCTCATCATCAGTCACTGGAATCAGATAGTCAAGTTCTTCTCTGATACTTGGAACAATATCGTTAAGTTCTTCAAAGACGCTTGGGACAATATCGTTAAATTCTTCACCACTGCCATCGCTGTGTTCGTTCTCGCTTGGCAAACTGAGTGGAAATGGATCTCAGACTTCTTCTCCAATCTGTGGAATGGAATTTCTACAACATTCACAAATATTTGGAACGGAATTGTATCATTCTTCCAGGACGCATGGAACGGCATGGTTGATTGGATAACTAATGCAGCCATAAATTATGTCAAGTTTTGGGTTGATTTGGGTCAAAATATTTCCGATTGGTGGAATGGGCTTTGGACCGGAATTGGTCAATTCTTCCAGGATATTTGGAATGGAATTGTAGATTGGGGAAAGAATTTGTTCCTCGGCTACGTTTCTACAATGATGAATATCTTCAATGGTGTGACATCATGGTGGAACGGACTATGGAACGGAATCAACACCGCATTCCAGAACATCTGGAACGGCATCGTTGACTTCTTCAAGGGCATGGCCAACGGACTGCTCGGTCTTGTAGAAGGTATGGTCAACGGCATCATCGATATTGTGAACGGTGTCATCAAGCCATTGAATGATGTCGCCGCTGCCGTGGGTGCCGTCTTCGGTCAAACCTGGAGCATCCCTACTCTTGGCCATGTCTCCCTGCCACGACTCGCAAAGGGTGGAGTTGTCAAGGCCACCCCGGGCGGTGTAGCTGCTATCATGGGAGAGGCTGGACAAGACGAACGAGTCGAGCCACTAGACGACAATGGACTTTCTGCACGAGACCGTGCACTGATCACCGCACTGACCCAGAACAACACGGGTAACGGTGTTCAGATTAGCGTAACCCAGCTTCCAGGAGAGAGCGGACAAGAATTGGCTGAGCGAATTTCCCGCATCTTGGCATTCAAGCAGCGTAAGGGAGGTGCCTCGTTCGCATGACCACGAGAGTAAACCTATACCCAGACCCGTCATTTCGTGATGGACTGACACATGTCACGGCACTCAATGGTGCCACACTCTCCATTACAACAGACTACGCCTTCTATGGTGACCAGGCCTTGCTCATCACCAAAGCCGCTGAAGCCTCTTCGGGGTTCTCCTCAGCCAGCATCACGGTCATCGCGGGGCTGCCCTATGCTATCTCTGTCTATGCTCGACTACCACTAGTACTCCCAGCAGCAGAAGCATCCGACCTCGTACTACAGGTCCAATGGCTGGATGCGAGTAACTCGGTCATTCAGACGGACATCTCTGGTGCCTACAGCATTTCTGATGATGTGAACTGGTCCCGCCTCTCCAGTGTCTGGACTGCCCCAGCCACGGCCGTTGGGGCTGTACTTCAAGTGGTACAGCCCACAGCCGGAACGGCTGGTCAAGTCTTCATCGTTGATGCCATCCTCTTCGAACAGGCCGAATATGTCGGAGGATTCTTCGAGAACGTCTCCTGGGCAGAAAAGAAAGCCGCTGCGGACAAGGTATTATCCACACCGACACCCATGCAGTACAACGGACTGCAACTGAATGCAGATATCGTTCTCAACGACCTTATCCTCAACACCATTGACGAAGACGGCACCATCTGGGTGTGCACCGGACTAGAAGGCTGGTGGGGACAAGCTGAACCAAGCTCACCGGATATTCCCCGAGGAACTGAAGATGGCTCCTATGATGTATCCGGACGGTACCTGGCTCGTATCATCAACCTGACCGGAGTCTTCTTCCCGAAGAACACCGGAGCAGCCCTCTCCCAGGCTCGTGACCGCCTAGTGACCGCCAGTAACCTCGTACGACGCGGCGGATGGCTACGAGCCGCAGAAGAGCCCACGAAGGCTGCATTCGTGCGATTGAGTGGCAAGCCACAGATCAGCACCGTCAATGCCCGAGGTCGAACTGAGTTCAGCATCGGTCTGAAGGCCGGAGACCCGATCAAGTACGAGTGGAATGACTCCGACCCTGAGGGCTATCGACATGTCAACTTTGGTGCTGCTGACGGGTCGGGAGAAACCGACAATAACGGTACTGCAACAGTGACCGCTGTTCTGACCCTGACTGGGCCACTCGGAGCCGGGTCCACGGTGCACAACTCCGCGACCAGTGAAACGCTGACCCTCATTCAATCCCTCCGAGGAGCCGGACCCGTTGCTACCGTAGAAACGACAGCCGTCACCAACAATGTGGCCACCATCACCACAACCGCCAACCATGGCCTGATTGCAGGAGACACAATCTCACTCTCCGGAGTCGGATCACCATATGACACGACGACCTCAGATTATGTGGTCACCTCGGCCACCCAGGACTTCCCCTACACCATCAACTTCGCACTGACCTCTGATGATATTCAAGAAGGCCCAGCTAGCGGTACGGTAACCCTGGTGAACAACGACCAGCTAATCATCGACACCTACAACCGCAGTGTGACCTTCAATGGGCAGACCACTGGACAGCGTAACAAACTGGAAACCCTGACGGACTGGATCACCATCGCACCCGGTACGAACATCATCGAGTACTTCGATACGATTGACCATATCGGCGTCATCAATAAGCAACTTCTCAGCAACATCGTGACACTGACCACAGACGACATTCACGGGCTTATTCCCGGTGAATCGGTCATCATCAATCTTCCAACTGACCGAGAACTGGTGAAGAAGAGTCTCACCGGCAACGTCGTCACCCTGACGACCACAGAAGCACACGGATACTCAGTCGGGGATGAGATTGATGTCGCCTCGGTCGAAACCATCGCTGTAGACAATAAGACAGCCACGACCACTGCCGCAACACTGCGAACCGTAGACGACCACGGTATCACAGCCGGAGATATCGTCATCGTGGACTTGCCGATAACCGCCACCCCAACAGCCAAGAGCCTCGCATCTAATGTCGTGACCTTGACGACACAGGGTGCTCATAATTTCTCCCTCGGGGATGCAGTCGCTGTGGCTATGCCAACTTCGGCCACCATCACGAGCAAAGCCCTGTCTTCCAATCAAGCCACCCTGACTACCGCAGCTAGCCATGGATTCCTACCCGGTGAATCGATCACCGTTGCGCTTCCAAGCACAGCGAGTATCACCAAGAAGCAGCGATCCGGATCACAGGCTATTATCACCACCTCCGCGGCCCACGGATTCTCGACCAACGACCAGGTGACCATTGCACTTCCGACTACAGCAACGCTGACGAATTCCCGATCCATGGCCGGATCAGCCGGAGGCTACCTGGCCACATTGAATACATCGGCGGCACACAATTTCTCAGTCGGAGACAAGATCACCGTGAACATCGGTGTCGCAAGCACCGCTACCATCACCAACCGTGCCTCATCGGGAACCACGAGAACACTCACATTCGCTGCACACACGTTCTCAGTCGGGGAGAAGATCACCGTCACCGGAGTGAACGCCTCCTACAACGGTGTCTTCTATATCACGGCGGTCACCAGCACCACGATCTCCTATACAGCTTCTGCCAGCCTGTCGGAGAGTACAACAGCCCAGACCGGAACCGTCACCGACAACACCATCAGTGACTACTATAATGGAGTACATATCGTTGAGACGATCCCTACATCCACTTCATTGACATTCCTGGTATATGGCCAAGAGACAGCGACCAGTAGCACAAAGACCGGTTCCGGAGCCACACTCACGGACAACACCAACCAGACCTTCAATGGAACCTATGCGATCCAGAATGTCACCAGCACCACCTTCGCATACAATTACGCTACATAAGGAGGAATGAACCATGGCAAGAGTAGACTTCGGTGGAACCGGAACCGGACAATCCAATACCCGTTCTGGCTCATTCCCTATCCACACAGGACCCATCGGGCTTCCTGGTGGACGAGCATGCGCCAACGGTGGCACATATGCGATGATCACGGCCGTACGAGCCTGGATATCCGCAGCCAGCAGCCAAAGCGCGTATCTGGCTCTCGGTAGTGCACAGACTGGATGGTTCGGACTCCCTGTCAACTCCGGACTCCCCACCTATGAGGTCGGAGCAGGCACAGGATGGTGGCTGGTCAACGGTGGCACCACCACTCTCTACATCTACGGAAACAACTCCACCCCCATCCACTTCAACCGAGGCGGCGGCGGCTCCACAGATGATGCCGCAGGAGCCCTCGGCTACTCTGGCACCATCGGTGGATCATACGACTACTACCTACCACCGACCGCACCCACCAGTGTCAACGCGACCCCCAGCACATCTACGGCTGGCCGTATCACCGTTAGCTGGGGAGCCCCGTCTGACAACGGCGGACTGGCAGTCACCAGCTACAACGTCTACCGAGGCGGCACCTACATCGGCAACACAACCAGTCTGTCGTATGCTGACTCCGGACTGACAGCAGGCACCTCCTACACCTACACGGTTCGTGCTCGAAACCCCGTCACCGACCAGGCTGGAACCGAATCCGTCAACTCTAGCTCCGCAACCGCCACAGCCCCAGGAGTCCCCGGTGCACCGACCGGACTGACGGCTACCGCTAGCACGACGGTCACCGGGCGAATCTCTCTATCATGGACTGCACCAGCCATCACCGCAGGTGGGATCACCGGGTACCAGGTTTATCAGGGTGGCACACTCATTGCCTCAACGACCGGTACCGGAACAACCTACGTGGTCAGTGGACTGACTCCCTACACCACACCATCCTTCACCGTTGCGGCTCGTAACAGCTTCGCAGATGCAAACAGCACACAAAGTGCACAATCCTCATCCGCAAGCACCACTGTTCCCGGCCCTCCTTCCGCCCCGACTGCGTTCACAGCTACGGCTGATGGCGGTACGGCCGGTAAGGTCAACTTCTCCTGGACAGCCCCAAGCCAGACGGGTACAGGTGGCATCACCGGATACAACATCTATCTCTCAGATGGCACACTCCAGCATCAGACTACGGGGACTGGTACCTCTACCAGTCTGACCGGCTACACTCCCGGAGCCACCTACACCTTCTATATCACAGCACGAAATGCGCTGGCTGACACTGAAGGATCGGAGTCCTCAGCATCAAACACTTCCACAGTCACCACTCTGGGAGAATCCCCCGCACCCGCTGACTTTACTGTTACCGCCTCTACAGGTGTGCCGGGTCGTCTTGTACTGTCCTGGACTACCACACCGGGTGGTATCACTGGTTATACCATTCTGGACAAGACGAGTGGAACCGAAGTTCTCGTAGCAAAAGTCTCCAACTCGGTCAGTTCCTATATGATCGATAACCTCCCAATTGGCACGGCCCGGACATACACGATCAAAACTCGTAACGCATACACGGACACCTTCAGTGATGGCTACCCAGGAAACTGGGGAGGCCCGAGTTCTGATGCGAAGAGTGCCACACCGAGTTCCAATTTCACACAGGACGTGGGAACCCTCTCCGCAGCCACTGACAACACCAATGCTGTCTTCAACGGGACCTACACGATTACGAGCGCCTCCGGAACCTCCATCACATACCTGAAGACCAACGCTAATGTGGCGCTGACCACATCCGCAGGAACCATCACCAACAACACCAATACCACCTTCAGCGGCACCTATGTCATCACCTCGATCCCAACCGCCAACAAGCTGACTTATGCCAAGACAGCCTCCAATATCTCCAACATATCTGGTGCATCGGGATCACTTACAGACACCACGAACCAAGCCTTGTCCGGAACCAAGACCGTGACATCGGTGAACACCGGAGCCAAGACATTCACCTATGACTACAGCGGTGTGGCTATCGCATCCGTAGCTGTTCCACTGGGCACGGTGACGAACACGGCTGGAGCAATCTACAACGGTAGCGGATTCACGATCAGCAGTATCCCTTCACCCACCACGTTGACCTACGCCAAGACCAACGCGGACCTCCCAGAGACGAACGCGGCTGGAATCGTGACGGACACCACGAACCGTGACGAGTTCAATGGTGAATTCACCGTAGCCGGTGTGCCATCCTACGATACATTCACCTTTGTGACCACCGGAGAAGCTGACGTATCCAGTCGAGAGACTTCCGCTCCCGGAGACGCATATCGAGCCTCCTCCCCAGCGAGAATTGACATAAAATACCGTTCCGGTTGGGCAGGATAACCAAGATTCTCTGATATGATAGAAGTCGGCAGACTATTGCTGAAATGACAGAATATGACAGGAATTAGAGATGGTTGATGAGGATATCGCTCCGGTTTACCGGTATTATACGGTAGACCTGCTCAGCAACCGTATTCTAGCCGAGATTCCGTTCCGAGCCGTGACCTGGGGCCGGGCATTGAAGGACGCTGGAACATTCGAAGGCACCATTCCAGTCATTCCGCAGACCGAACAATATGATCTCTACAACAGTACCGCGCCGGGTGTGACAGCACTTTATGTCGTTCGTGATAACATCTGCGTCTGGGGTGGTATCATCTGGGCACGCCAATATGATGCTGTCAGCAAAGACCTCCAGGTGTCCGGTTCCGAATTCACCAGCTACCTCCACCACCGATTCATCTGGAAGACCTGGAACCACGAATACGGCGCAACCGTAGTCATCGATGGAGATTCTGGAACTGTCGTCTTCGACTACGGGTCTAATACCAAGGTCAATGCCGGAAGCTCGGTCCACTTGGAGTTCTACGAACCCGAGAACTTCAAATACAACGGCTACTACCGTGTCACCGCCGATCCGGCTCCGACACTCAGCGGATTCTCGCTCATCGGCGGCTACAGTGTAGCCGATGTTACGAGCATCGAGCGTACCGCAGATGTCGCTTATTACTACACGTCTTCCGAGCATGGGTTCAACGATGGCGACCAGATCACCGTGTCCGGAACAGGAACCGAATTCGATGGCACGTTCATCATCGGTCTGACTGCCTCCGCTGCAACCAACGTCTTCACCGTCACCAATATCGGCAGTGACGTGACTCGCATGACCGTATCCGGTACCGCTGAACGTCCAGTGCCGTCAGGAACATATCAGGAAGTCACCGTCACAGTACGATCCGACACCTACGACTATGTACGCAACCTGTTGGACTCCGCGTTCGCAGACTTCGTAGGAACCGACTTCCCGAATGCCTACATCGAACCGGGAATCAGCTACGGTATCAACATCATCCAGTCCCAGCTTGGCGGGGGAATCGCCACCATTACGACGCAGGAAGATCACAATCTTTCAGTTGGACAGGCCGTACAGGTACAAGACCTGAGTCCACAATTCGATGGTGAATATGCTGTCACCGCTACTCCGTATCCGAATGTGTTCAGCTACCAGGAGAGCGGCACACAGGCTGCAACTCCAGTTACGGCAAATGACCAGATCGTCATTTCAGCAGGAGCCATCGGCAATGTCGTGACCATGACTACAGAAAGCGATCATGGATTCCTAGTCGGACAGAATGTACAAGTCTTCTGCGGATATGATGCAGACCCAGACGGGTCGATCCTGAACGGCACCTTCCCGATCACCGCCATCTATTCCCCGACCAAATTCAGTTATGCTGTCCTGAGCCCATTGACCATTCCGACCACCACATTCACAGCCGCGACCGCGGCCGTAGGTGCGACAACCGTTAACGTCGCTGCAAGCAAGCTTGTCAGCAATGTAGCTACACTCACGACAGAAGATGAACATGGATTCTCTGTCGGAGACTCTGTGACTGTAGCCGGAGTGGACCATGTAGTCCCGATCCAGCAGAAGTCTCTAGATGCTGCTAACAGTATCGCCACTATTGTGACTGCTGTTCCTCATGAGTTGCCTACTGGATCATCTGTAACGATTTCTGGCTTGCGCGACACGGCTAATATCGTGCAGAAGTCCGCCAGCACTTCCGCTGTCACCTTCACAACTCTACCTGCACACAATTTCACGGTCGGTGATGAAGTCACCATCGAGAATATGGTAGACAGCTACATCATCGTCAGTAAGAGCCAGACATCTGGCGTTGTCACGCTGACCACTTCAGGGGACCACAACATTCCTGGGGGATCAACCATAACGGTGGATTCTGTTTACGATGTGAATACGGTTACGGCACGCAGCCTCACAGATGGTGAAGTCACCTTGACCATCGGAACACACAATTATAGCGCGAACGATTCCATCAGTGTCGCCGGTATTTCAGAGGTAGGAAATATCGTCGCTACTGAGATGGTGAACGGCATCGCCATTCTCACTCTCTCCAGCATTCACAACTTCCAGGAGACCCAGAACATTACAGTAGCAGGAATCGGTGCCCCATTCGATGGTGATTTCACGGTACTCTCATACACCGATACCCGAGTTCTCTACCAGATGGAGGATGACACAACGACTACTCTCGCGCCGGTCGCTCGAAGTTCCGGAACAGTCACTAGTGCGGACTCCATCTACAATGGTGACTTCTATCTTTCCGCAGTCGGCAGTGGTACCGTCAGTTATAACGTGCCAGGCATGAATGCCACTGTCCGATCTGTGTCCGGCACCGTTACCGGGTGGAGTCCGGCTAACGGCGTGTATGGTGTCAGCAACGTCCCCTCCTCCACCACACTGCAATATGCACTTGCGGGAAACGATCTAGCCACAGCCGTACTGCCCCAGCCCACGGATGATGAGAGCACACCGCCGAACGTGTACACAGACAGTCGTCATCTTGGGTCTCGAACTATCACTGCCGCTGACCGATTCCATTTCACATTCAGCCAAGTTGCCACCTATGCAGAAAGCCTCCGCGACACGAGCGGTACGGCAACCGCTGATTCCATCTTCAACGGTGTGCATACCATCACTACCATATCCGATGATACGTTCACCTTCCCGCTCAGCAATCCTAGTAATGTGTTGGAAGAATCCGCCAACATCCTGTCCTTTGTTACCGCATCGGATATATATAATGGCACGTTCATCATATCGGATGTTCCCGACGACTTCACCTTCCGATTCGCCAAGACTCACACTGATTTGGAGCCGAAGACGATCTATGGTCTGGGGGAAGCCACGGTGCAGCCTATGGCCGTTGTCAGTACATACGGTCCGTATCCTGGCAATGCCAGCATCGGCATAGAATACTCGACACGGAACTACTCGGGTGTGAATGTGGAACCGGTCGCCTACCGTGGATTCGAGTTGACCAACCTGGGGGATGCCCTTGACACCTACTCCTCCACCATCAACGGATTCGAATACCGGATCGACTGCTCCTATGATCAGGAATGGGGCACATTCCGCAAGACGTTCGTTCTGCTCCCGATCAATTTCCCAGACCCGCCCGCGCAAGGCGAAGCCTCCCCGCCCAGCCGATTCGGTGCGGACAAGCTCGTGTTCGAATTCCCCGGGGGATCAATCACTACACTGTCCCTTCAGGAGAGCGCTGAGGATTCCACCACGCGCTTCTTTGCCCAGGGATCGACTGATCTAGGTCCGGATGCTGGCCCGCAGTCCTCGGTAGCCGCAGCCATGGACCTCCTAGCCGGGTCTCGACGCTGGCCACTCTTGGATGGTACGGAGAAGATCGATGGTGTCGATGATGAGACACTCCTGTACTCGTATGCTCAGAAATATCTATCTCAGACTCGTCCTCCTGGTGCAGCCCTGAGTGTGTCTGTGAATGGCTCCATCCCGCCTCTGGTAGGATCATATAGTCCAGGGGACTGGTGCTCACTGATCATTGATGATGATTTCATTCTCATGCGGCTCCAAAGTGACATGGAGCCCCGTAACGATGTCTTGGTTCGAAAGATCGATTCCTACAGTGTGCAGGTACCTGATGGCACAACGTTCCCCGAACAGGTGACACTGAACCTGACAACAGAATCGGAGGTGGACAAGCGTGGCTGATACCATCAATAAGCAGCTTCTCGACCTCACTAACCGTGTCAGTACCCTGGAACGTTCCAGCAAGAACACGACCGCCTCGGTGAGTTTGTCCGATTCCGATATTTCGGAGCATGGTCCTGCGATCACTGCGGCGGTTTCCGGTGACCTCCGAGGTGTGAACAGCATCACATCCAACGGTAATATGAACCTGGTCACCCCCGGAGGACAACTCCTCGTCAATGGTACACCTATCGGCAGTGGTGGCGGTGGCGGGGCTGTCTCTAGTGTCAATGGTCAGACCGGTGATGTTGTCCTGACCCAGGATGATGTAGCTGATGGCACCACCTATAAGCAATATTCGGCTACAGATAAGACCAAGCTCGCCGGAATAGAATCCGGCGCGGATGTCACCGACGCCACGAATGTTGCGGCTGCCGGAGCCATTATGGACGCCGACTTCACCGCAAACGGCCTTATGATTCGTACAGCCAGCGGCACCTACCTTAGCCGAACCCTCACTGGCACAGCCAATCAGATCACTGTAACAAACGGCGATGGTGTCAGCGGCAATCCCACTCTCTCCCTCCCAGCCATCATCAACGTGGACACGACGGGATCAGCCGCCAAGCTGACAACAGCACGCACGATTCGAACCAATCTTGCCTCGACCTCCACGGCATCTTTCGATGGTACGGCCAACATCACCCCCGGTGTTACTGGTACCTTGCCTATCGCAAATGGTGGTACCGGTGCCACTACTGCCGCAGGAATCCTCACCGCTGCTGGGCTCACTGCCACAGCCGCAGAGATCAACGTTCTGCACTCCTCCGGGGCCACGAATGCCGACCTCGTGGCGCTACATGATCGAGGAAGCGCCAACGGTGTGGCTACCTTGGATGCGGGTGGTAAAGTTCCGGTGGCACAGCTTCCTAACTCAGTGATGGAATACCAAGGAACCTGGAACGCATCCACCAACACACCTACACTGGCTGATGGCACAGGTAGCCCTGGTGATGTATACCGAGTATCAGTGGCAGGAACCCAGAATCTGGGTTCCGGGTCTTTGATATTCACGGTCGGTGATTATGCTATCTATAACACCGCAGGCGTCTGGGAGAAGGCTGACACAACAGATGCGGTATCTTCTGTCAACGGCAAGATCGGTGTTGTTGTTCTCACGGCTTCAGATATCGGATTCACCGCCCTAGACGGCACGATCACGGCAACCGACACGCAAACAGCCATCAGCCAAGTGTACAACAGTCGCGCAGATAAGAACCGAACTATCAGCGCTGGAACCGGCCTTACCGGTGGTGGTGATCTCACCGCTAACCGCACGATCTCCATGCCCAATGTTGGCACCGCGGGAACCTATGGATCAGCAACCAGTGTCCCAGTGTTCACCACGGATGCTCAAGGACGAATCACTACCGTCACGGGCACGACGATCACGGGTCTCCCACAGTCTTCAATCACGGGACTGACCACACAGCTTCCTGCGTCTACGACTACGGCAGGGCAGTACCTTCGAAGCACAGGTACAGCTGCGACAGCAGCTTGGACCACTCCCGGCAATATCCAAGCCAACCTGGCGTCTACAACCGCGGCAAACCCGCTGGCAGGAAATATCGGAGTCACGGGTGTTCTGCCAGTTGCAAACGGCGGTACTGGTGTCGCTACCATCGCCGGGACCGGCACGGCAGGGAAGGTACTGGCCTCCACGACTAGCGCCACAGCAGCGGCCCCCTCATGGCGTCAGCTTAATGCTGTAGAGATCATCAATACTCCGGCTGGCGGGGTCACGTCCACAGACCTACAAGCTGCAATCAATGAGCTTGACGCGAAGAAGACCTCCGCTGGAACCATGACGTTCATCGAAGTGTCCTCGTCTACAGCAGCAGGTACGGCCGCAAAGGTGGGAACCACAACAGGAGGTAGTTATGTTCCTGCTGTGGGTGATATTGTGCATGTCACGCTCACCAACTCGAACTCAGCTAGTTCTCCGACCTTGGCTATCGACGGTGGCACGGCTCGGGCCATTTACTTGGGGTCATCTGCTGCCACAAACACTGAATCTCAGGGTACCTCATGGTTTATCCGATTCAATGGCACACAGTGGGAACTGTTCGGTGCACTGAACAACTCAACTTATAGCGAAATCTCAGATGCTAATCTTCAGAATGCAACCAGTTCTGCTGTAGGCACCATCACTGGTCGTCGTATGGAGGCTGAGCAGGCTTATGAGGCCTCAGTTGCTCGTACACTGACAAACAAGTCCATCGATGGTGCGGACAACACACTGACCAATATTCCTGGGTACAGTATTGTCGGGTCTATCGGTGTGGATACGACGGGCAATGCGGCTACTGCTACTAAGTTGGCCTCTGCCCGTACAATCTCTTTGACGGGAGATGTGTCGGGCTCGACTTCGTTCGATGGGTCTGCCAATGTCTCGATCACGGCCACGGTAGCAGATAACTCACACAACCACATTCTGGCGAATATCACGGATGTGACTGCCACAGCAGCGGAAGTTAATGTTCTAGACGGAATCACTGCGTCTACGACCGAATTGAACTACACTGATGGGGTTACCAGCAACATTCAGACACAGTTGAATGCAAAATCCGCAGATAGTACCGTTGTTCACCTCACTGGTAACGAAACAATTGCAGGCACCAAGACCTTCTCGTCCACTATTTCTGGGTCGGTTTCCGGCAACGCCGGTACCGCTACGAAGCTCGCAACTGCCCGCACCATTCAAACCAATCTCAGTTCTACTTCATCAGCATCCTTTGATGGTAGTGCTAATGTCTCGCCTGGAATTAAAGGGACACTGCCAGTTTCCTACGGTGGTACGGGAGCGACTACCCAGAACGAAGCCGCACATGCAATCGGCGCTGATCTGCCGGGGTACCTCGTCTCGACCATCCCGTCTCCAGGCGGTACTTCGGGGCAATGGGCGAAGATTGCTACGATCACTCGCGCATCGAACGGCTCGAACACGAACTACGAGATGCGGTTGACTTTCGTAATTACTAACGAAAATGCTGTTCGAAGTGGTATATATGAGTTCGATGTTAATATCCGTGGAGGCTCCACTGCAACATCATGGATTAGTAGCGCAAGTATTGTCCCAGTGTCTGCTCCTGGGCCTGCCTCTGCCTCTACTCTAACATTGATTGTTGACGATGATGCTAACTCTACAGGAACGTCGGGGGCCTTTGGCGCTTCTCTCTGGTGGCATTTACCCTATACCTACGTTGGTTGGAAAGTATACACTTCGAGTGTAAACTCCGCGGGAGCGCCTTATGTGGTGTCTTGGATTTCTTCTGCCGTATTGGCAGGAACTACTGACCCCGTAGCAGGCATCGGCGGCCTATCATATGGTTCCCTACGTCCTCAGTACAATCAGAAGAACTTCCTTCTTAGTGACGACGCTTTAGACGCGGCCAATCTTACGGGCACTGCTTCGGTCAGCACCACAGGCTCCGCCGCAACACTCACTACGGCTCGAACTATTCTAACTAATTTGGGATCAACTACTGCTGCATCCTTCAATGGATCAGCTAATGTAACACCAGGCATATCTGGAACGCTCACTGTGAACCACGGCGGTACCGGAGCAACAACACTGGCCAGCGGAAACGTTCTCGTTGGAAATGGTACAAGCGCCATCACTGCCACCAAAGCAGCACCATCCGGAGCATTCGTCGGAACCACAGACACCCAAACCCTGACGAATAAGACAATACAGAAGTCAGATGGCAACATTCTCTCCGGCTACACCGGCAGCATCCTGCTCGATAGCTCCGTGCCACTCACCAAGCTCGTCGCTGCGGGGCTTGACAACCTGATCGCCAATCCCGGTGCGGAACTTGACGCCATTGACCCCTCCACAGGGACAGCGAGCCGAATCTACCCGAACTATGCAGCCGGAACCATCAGTGCCGTCACCACGGAGCATCGTGGTGGAAGCTATGCCTACCGAGTCACCGAGTCCACCACAGCCGGAACAGTACTGCTCTCCTACAACGGCAACCCGACCAACACAGACATTCACCCGATCTCTGGTGTCGGAGACGAATTCTACGGTGAAGCCTACATCAAAGCAGTCAGCGGAACCCAAGGCAGTCTATCCCTCCGTATTGCTGTCTACAATGCTTCCGGGTCCCTGGTTCAGAGTGACATCACCTCTGTAGAGCCCCGTACCCCTGATACATCCGGATATTCCCCGATCACCGTGTCGGGAGCCGTCACAGCTTCCGATGCGGCATACATTGTGCTCCAGGTCATCCAGTCCACCGCGTCGGGGTCCGGAGCCATCTTCTCCATCGATGACGCCTACCTGCGCCGCAAGGTGTCCGGAGAGACCATCATCAACGGATCACTCTCCGTCACCAAGCTGCAAGCCGGGGACATCATCACCGATGCGGAACATGGTACCACCACGAGCCCAATCTTCCAGACCACTTCAGAGGTGGATGCGGGTGTCCACATCGACTCGTATGCCATCACCTCCTATGATCAGGACGGTAACACCCTGCTATCGGTAGACAATGTTTCCGGTAATATGATCATTGCAGACGGTGCACTCAACGGCAGTGCTATCGACCTGTCCGATTCCTCCTTCATCACCAATCTCTCTGATGCAATCGGTAATAATACGGAGCTATGGACAAACTTCTACGCAGGAGCCGCCGAAACACTGATCGATACCCAGATTGATGATCTAGTAGACTCTCACATCACCCCAATAGAGACTACACTCTCCGAACTTGCTACGGAAATCTCCAATGCGACAGGAACCACCGGAGATTCCGGTGTGGCAATCACCAATGCGGTAGAGTTCCACAGTGGACTGACCAATGACTATGGTGTGCTCACATATCAGAACGGTGTGCAAGTCCGTGATGGCAGCAACAATCCCATATTCTGGGTTGAACCCTCTTCGACTACGGGGGATGTGCGTCCTGCGATGAATAATGCCCATGTTCGATCCAAGTTGCGAATTGGAGATCACGAATTTACGTATTCCAATGGCCACCTAACCGTCAATTATCTAGGGTAGAATACTAGAAGAGACATTGGAGTGACATGACGAGCCTGCCTACAACTCTTGTTGGAAGTCTGCCAACAACAGGTACATCTATGGATGCCCAGATCAGACTAGACTTGACTCTTGCCAGCCAGGGACGGGATGGAACCGGCCCTTATTCAGTAGTCAATTGGAGTGAGTATATTTATGCAACGAACTCCAATGGATATCCATACAATGGTGGTAGTCCCGCGTGTTCGGCCAATGTCTATATCAACGGTAGCGGAGACCTCAACGGATGGACGGGAGGCTACAACTTCCCCTCCGGTCACGGAACGGGCTA